GGTCACGTTCCCGGCGCCGATGGTGGTCAGGGCCTGCAACGCTGTCTGCACGGCGGACGCCGCCGCGTTGTAGACGATGTCGGTGGTGGCCACACCGCCGTAGGTGAGCACGAAGTCACCGCCGGTCGGGGCGCCGGTGATCGTCGCGGTCTGTACCTCGTTGGTGCCCGCCCCGCCCGTCGTCGCCGTGTTCTTGTAGAACAGGCCGAGGACGTTCAGGTTCCGCTCGAGGCAGTTGATCTCGAACGTTTTCTTCTGGTCGGTTATCACCGACTTGAACGTGACGATATTCCCCCACCGTTTGAAATCGGTTCGGGTCTCAGCCGCCGCCTCGGTCAGACCGGCAGACGATATGGCCCCCAGATCGACCCACGACCCGGACAGGGCCGAAAGGTCAGTCGGGGCGGCCGTACCGAACGGTGCCACGGAGGCGACTCCGCTCGCGTAGGCGAGCGCATAGTTGGTGTCAACACCCATTGGAGGGTCCTTTCATCGGGTTCGGATATGCAGGCGGTAGGTGGCACCGAAACGGCGCACAGTGATGTCGTCGTAGGGACGCCATGACGGCCCGGTGACGGTCTGCGATTTGGTGACCACGACCGACTGGCCGGCCACCGTGTGAAGCGTGTTGGGGAGCGCGACGCGCACCGCGTTGTCGACCGCCTGGGCCAACTGGAGGGCCGCCGCCCGGCCAACCCCGTAGGAGTCGACCGATATCGTCGGCATGTCGAACGCCGGAAGGTCATCGTCGGACGGGCCGCCGATCCGCAACACATGAACGACCGGTGAGATCTGGTCGAGGGTGGCGGGAAGTTCGGTGACCGCCCGGGCCGACACCTGTACGGCCAGCCACGGGACTAGAAGGGCTTCGACGTCGGCCATCAGTCGCGGGCGGCGTCCAACGCCCGGCCGAGAACATGGTGGGCGTCGATGTTCTTGTTGCCGTACTCGACATAGACGGCTTCGGGGGAGTCGTTGACGACCCGCCCGAACGCCCGCCGCGTTTTGCCTTCCCTGACACCGGACTCGACGTTGAACGACGCCTTGTACCGCCCGGCGTGCGGGTCGCCGGCCCCGCCGACCGGGGCGTCCAGTTCTGCCGCGGCGGCGACACGGTCGGCGCGGGCGTGCATGTCGGCTTGCATCCACTCGGCGCACAACATTTCGCCGATCCCCCGATAGCTGCCGGTGAACTTCGCTGTCATCCGGTGACCCTTTTCAACTTGACGACATTCCCGGGATGCCAGCCGGTGAAAGGCGACTGCCACACTTCGGTGCTGCCGTCCACCTCGAACCGCTCCCCGCCGACCAGCACCGCATCAACCGCCTGGGGTTGAACATCGGGCGGCAGGTAGAGAGTCGGCTGGACTGTCACCAGATCCTGGCCTTGGACCAGCTCGATCGACGTGCCCGGACTGAACGCCGCGGTCACCGTGGTCGACGTTTCGCTGTACACGTCGTTGCCGTAACTGTCCTGGCCGGTGACGGTACGGGAGATGAGCGTGACCGGCGTTCCGTAAGAGAACGTCACCACGTTTCGGTCCCGTAGCCGACATCGAACCCGTCGACCACCCCGGTATCCCACGGTGGCAGCCCTTGACCGGCCGTCGCCGGTGTCGTGTCGACCGTGAACGCTCCCCCGCCACCGGCGAGACGGCGCAAAGTGCCCTTGTTTTTGCGGGTCAACCACAGACCGCCCGCTACCGTCCCGTAGCTCGTCGTGAACGGCCCTGTCGTCTGCTGGTCGACGTTCCCCGGGTTCCCGTAGGCCCGGGCGACGACGTCCAGCACGACAGAGTCCGAGCCGTCAGGGAGCGGGTTGATAACCGACTGGCACAACTGGACGGCCAAACCGATCAGGTAGGTGGCCCGGTTGGTGTCTATGGCGGCCCCGAGGTAGGTGCCGAGATCTGAAGCGGAAACAGTCACCGGCACCTACCTTCGGGTGTCAGGCCGCGGGGGGCGGCTGATCTGCGGGCGTGTCGTCCGCGACCGGGTCCGGCTGGGCCGCGGCCTGCCTGCCCTTGGCGGGCTTGGGGTTCGGGTCGACCCACCCGTCCGGGGTGACCGCCTGGGAAGGGTCATCGACCCACACCTGGTCACCGGCCTTACCGAGCGGGCCGTCAGCCTCGAGTGTTACGAGCTCAGCCATCACGAACCTGCCGCGTGTGTGTAGAGAACGAAGGCGTTAACGTCCCCGACCACGAACCCGTAGTACGCCTCGACGAGCAACAGGACGAGGTTCTCCTGGAACGCCGAGTGGATGACGCTGTTGGCGTCGATGTAGGACGCCTGGTTGCTGATCTTCACGGAGATGTCCATGCCGACGCCGTAGGCGCACTGTGACCAGTCGCCGCCAACAGCCCGCAGGCCGGTGTCGGTGGTGGTCGTCTGGGCGGTCGTGACCGACATGTTCGTGCCGCCGGTGAGGGCGGAACCGTCAGCGGTGATCGGAGCGCCCACGGTCGAGAAGGTGACCGTGTACGGGCCGGTACCGGTGACCGTCGCCGACGAGCTGGGGCTGCCACCGTAGGGGGTGCCGGGGGCGAGGGCCTGGATGGCGGCCTGCACGGTCGCCGCGGAGGCGTTGTAGGCGATCGGGGCGGTGGTGTAACCGCCGATCGTCAGCGTGAACGTGCCGCCGGTCGGGCTGCCGTTGACGGTGACGGTCTGAACCTTCTCACCCGAGTAGCGGTACATACCGGAAACACCGGCGTTGTACGCGGCCGGGTAGCCGATCAGGGTGCCGAGGTTGGCGTCGCCGCTGTTCCCGTTCGGGTACGAGTCGACCATCAGCGGACGGCCGATGGTGTCGACCGACAGCTTCAACTCGGGGCGCAGCCGGGGGTCGGCGGCGAAACCGGTGAAGTCGTAGGACATGGGCCCGTCAACGACGAGCTGCTCGCCCTTGACCAGGTCGGTGTAGACGCCACCGTTCGCGGCCGACGTCGACCCGATCACCTGGGTGTTGGTGGTCTTGGCGAGGTAGTCGGCGAACGGGCCGGCGCCGCCGGTGGCGTAGTCCTTGCCGTGGATGCAGGCGTAGTCGAACGCCCGGGCGATCGCCGTCGGCAGACTGTTCTCCAGCTGGGTGTACAGGCCGGCCGGGTTGGTGTTCGCGACCTCTTCGGAGACGGGCAGCAGAAGGGCGACCTTCTTGCCGACCATCGTCTTGACGCCGACGCCGGCCTGGCCGGTCGGCTTGACACCGCCCTCGGACACCCACCCGGCGCGGGGGACGTCCATCGGGACGGGGATAGCGGTCTGGGCGTTGACGGCCAGCGGCACCTTCTGGGCGAGCGACTGGACCGCGGATGTCTCCTTGGCCTTCTGGAAGATCGGCCCGGTGATGGTCGGGGGGAGTAGTAGGGGTGCTACAGATGAGAGCTGGTTTCCAGCCATTTCGGCTCCTTATGAGAGTGGAAGGGTTGAGGTCGAGTGGTGTCTCGGGCCTGCCGTTCACACCGGGGGTACAGAAGAAGCCGGGCCTGCCGGGATGCAGCTAGATCAGCGGGACAGATGGCCTTGCAGGAGGGCGCCGAACTGGGCGGCCGGGTCGGAAGGAGCGGCGCTACCGCCGGCGCCTTGCGCCCGGTTCGGGGCCGGCACCCGGGGGGCGGCCGGTTCACCGTTCCGCCGGTAATGCGGTTTCCGCTCGAGAAGGTCGGCCAAATCCTTTTTGATCGCCTCGTTGTCGACCTGGCCGCCGGCGTCCAAATATTTCGTCGGGTCCAACGCGTTCACCGCGTCGGTCGGGTCGGCGAACTCGCCGGCCGCTAACGCCTGGATGGTGGAGGCGACCGAAACTGTCCGCCATTTCTCGGCCTCGGACTGCCAGCGGGTCACTTCTTCGGTTTTACGCTCGAGCTCCGATTTGGATGCCTGCTCGAGGCGTTCGTATTCGGCGAGTTTCCGTTTCGAGTCGTCGTCGAGGACGGGCCGGGACGCCAGTTTCTCTTTGTCGGCCCGCAGGTTTTGGACGAGGTTCCACGCTTTTTCGGCGTCGAAATCGTCACCCCACGGCGGTGTCGGACTGGCTGGGGGCGCGGGGGGTGCCGGGGGTGTCGTTTCTTCTGACATTCAGGCCCTCCTGGGGCTTGTTACTGGCCCGCACCTCGCGGGCTCAGGTCTGGGTGCGTTTCGACCGCCTGCCGGAACGCTTTCAACGCGGCGGCCCCGCTGAGACCGGCCGTTGACTGCTTGTAGAGCGCCTGGGCTTCGCGGATACGGGCGGACGGCTCGTAGGCGGTGAACACCGGCTCCGCATGGCACCGGCAGTTGGTGTGCGTGCGAAAGTCCGCGGTCTGCTGCTTGTAGACAGCGCCGCGGGTGGCGAGCATGAGACAGAACGCGCACGCTGCCGGTTCGGTGACCCGCGCCCACCCTTTCGCGTGCCGGTCGCGGACGGTGTTGTCGGTGATCGTCTGCCGGCCGACATCGAGTACCAGCCGTTCCGTCGAAACGGTCAGATTGGATCGGGCGGCGGTGACATCCGGGGTTTTCGACCACAACGGCACTGTCGCCCAGTCGACCGTTTTGGCGACCTGTACCAGCGGCGGTAGCGGGGCGGGGCGGACAGTGAACGGGGCGGTCACACCGGCTTCGACACGCTGCTGGCGGTAGAAGCGGGCGGCGAGCGTGGCGGACGCCAGCCCGTACCGGCGGACGATCGCGGCGACCAACAACCGGAAGTTCGGGAGTGACCGGCCCAGCTCGGCGACATCGAGCGCCGCCCACGCCGCGGTCAGATCGGATGCCATGACGGTGACAAGCCCCGCCTGGGCGGCCTGGGCGCCGGCCGCGCCGACCGGGGCAGCGACGGCGGGAGCGGCCATCTACTTCCCCGGGGGCACGGCCGGCGGTACCGGACCCGCTGGCGGCGGCGTTTTGGTTGACGGCGGGCTGATGT